AACCATTTGAAACAGACGAACCTCACCTCAAAGGAATCTACAACGTTGTCAATGCGATCATTGCATCGCAACAAATACTTGTAGAACTCATAGAGGCAGAGACAAATGTCAGGGTAGACGATGATGACCAAACTTAAGTCATGCCCGACATGCCGAAGACCGTTCAGGCAGTTACTAACGGCAGAACGAGCCAGAGCAGGTTATCGGGAGGGACTTGAGCACGAATCAGCCAAGTCCCTCAAAGACGCAGGAAAGAAATGCAAAGAAGCCTACGACTATCTCTTATACGTTAAGAAGATAGCCGATGGAAGAAGCCACCGTACCGACATAAGCTCTTGGGTTTGTGGAGAGGACTTGCGCAGGACACTGGGTAAAGGTGACTGGCAACGTAGAGTACGCCAACTCTCTGAAGAGTTTGGTGTACCTATTGAACGCAAGATGGATAACCCCAACGGTGGAGCAAAGGTAGCGTATTACAGATTAGGAGAAGATTATGATACAGACTTCTGATATAAGTACAGCATACGAAGAGTTCTTACAAGGCAATCGTTCCGTCAAGGAGACAGCTTGCGGTACGCAAAGCCGTGTGAGTGACAGCGGTGCGTGTCTACGTCAGCGAGGATTTAACGCCTTACAGACACATGAGTGTCATCAGATAGACACATCAACCCTGCTCGCATTTGAGCTAGGCACACACATGCACAACGTAATCCAAGAAGCGTGCGCAGATCAGTTTGAAGGAGAGTATGAGACAGCGATAGACTTGTCCTACACAGGTGTTAGCCTTAGTGGTAGCTGTGACGGATTAATAAAAGTCAATGACGAATACAGGTTGTTAGAAATAAAAACCATGTCGCCATTCGGGTTCAAACTCGCTAGAGAATCAGGTGTGCCTAAACGGGAGCACCTGTCACAAGCCAGCCTGTATGCCAAAGGCATGATAGAAACAGGTAAGCAAGTAGACGCTGTGTACCTTGTGTACATGGCTAAAGGCGACGACTTCCGTAGCAAAACAAAAGCAGGCGACATCATTGAATGGGTCATACCATTAGATGAAGTCATCTACGAGTACGGAATGTCACCTATGCAATTAGCTGACGCTGAACTAGAACTGTTCCGCTCAGTGCAACAAGACCTCAGTAACGACATGCTCCCAGATGCCGTACTGTTTGACGACAACGGGGTAGATCAGTTAGTTGAAAGACCTAGCCCGTATGGTGTGCCTCACAAAGGCGGACACTGGCAATGTAGATACTGTAGACACAACGAACTTTGTCAGATGGTGGGACCAACAGAGGTCACCTTGACGACAGCTCGTTACCATGAATCATTACTGAAAGGAGATAATGATGACATCCCAGCTAGCCAAGTTAGCTAAACCCATACCAGAAGCGTATGTAAAAGTTAAACCAACAGGAAGAGGAGACAGGTACGTTAGTCACGGAGACATAACACAATTCCTGCTCGCTCATCTTGGACCGTTTGACATGAGAATAGTAGAGCTGATACGTAGCCCTGAAGGTATAGTTGAGGGTTGCATCCTTGAATGCACCTTCTCTATAGACGGCAGGGTTACGACTATCCAAGAGATAGGAGAGGTGGAAAGACCTAGTAAGCACTCAGGTCAGAACGCCAAAAATTCTGTCAGCGATGGCTTGAAAAGAATCGCCATGCGGTGCTCGCTAGGGCTGTCACTCTGGACAGGTGACGAAAGCTACCGACTACACAAAGAACTCAGTAAAGGAGAAGAATGAGTATCAACGAACATACACACTACCTTCACGGCAATCTCGGAAGAGAATGGCAAATGAAAGTAATAGACTCAGTAGGCAAAGTCGTATACGAAAACGCATTAGCCTACCAAGTAAAGAAAGACGACCCTACCATCTGGGTAAACCTCACGATATGGGAGGACAGTAGAGACGGGTCAACAGCATTAGCAGAAACCATTGCAGATCAAACAAGCAAAGGTTCACGTGTAATGATACGAGGCAAGTTCTCACAAAGCAGTTACAAAAACAAGGAAGGCGAAATGAAAACCTCTTGGAACTGTAACGTGTGGGATGTAGCCAACGTAATCAAACCCAAGCAAGACGACTGGGCAGGGCGAACAGCCATCGTAGACTCAGACTCTGAACACTGGGGAGATGCACGCAAAGAAGCTAAGGAGATGCCATTCTAATGAGTAACGATCAACTCGTAGCCTTACGAATGCCCAAAGAATTACTTGACCAAGTAGATTTGCTAGCCCTTGAGGAAGGCAGGTCACGTTCAGGTATGCTACGTAGAATAATAAACATCTACATAGACAACGTGCCTTACGTCAAACAGTGAGTAAAGCACGACAGAAAGGCACTGTAGGAGAGAACATCATCCGTGATCTCTTGATACAGTGGGGGCATAAAGATGTGAAGCGTACTTCGGCTTCCACTGAATCGCATGATATCTGGTTGGGGGACACAGGTGTGACAGTGGAAGTCAAGTACCGTAAAGCATGGTCTTTGTTCAAGTGGATAGCTCGCATACGTAACGTATCAGACGACAACAAGTGGGTTATCTTCGCCATACACGGGGACAGAAGGTCCACAGTAGGTAAGCAAGTAGACAAGGTAGCAGTTATGGATGCGGACTTTGCATCTGAACTATTAATGATCTGGCGACATCAACTAGACAAGGCTAACGGGCAGACTCTAACGCCCTGATGCGTTGCTCATGGTCAGATAAACGCTCCTCAGCAGTCTCTAAAGCCTCGTCACCTTTAGCTAAACGTATCTCAATTTTAATTAACACGGTAGAAATCCAAGCCATCCAAGGCAAAAGGCAAGCTGTAAGGATAACTAAGAACAGTGCTTCAAGAGTCAATCTTCTTTCCAATCAATCCATACACCTACCATGTGACACACAAAGCTAGCTACCGTAATCCATATACCGTACTCTCTTGTCTCCCCTGACAACGTAATCAGCACAATACCCGTAGAGCCAGCAGTTAAACTAAGAATAAATACTTCCCGTGTTATCCGTTTAAGTTTACGTTTTATCATTGTTTCTCCTGATCGTTGGACCACTGGGAGAAACAGCCGATGGACTGCTAGGTCTTGGAGGGGTTGGAGTTGTAGGTCTTGGTGTCGGTGGCGGTGTAGGTCTAGTAACCGCTACTGTAGCTATTGTAGCAGTCGCTGTCGTCACCGCAATAATACTTCGCCTTTCATCAACAGATATTGTTGAATCCTCTGGCACATAATCCTCAAAGCCACCAGCGTACACATTAATCTCAGCCTCAAGTTCATCCTTAACCTCATCAGAAGCCTCATTAAACAGCTCCGGTGCTGACTCAAAGATCACAGACACTTGATCTTCGGTAGCTTCCTCAAAGAAATCAGGGTTGTCCTCTAGGACTTCTCCAAGAAAGACCTCAACAGCCTCTTCATCTTGTAATATCTCAGCAATAATTTCGTCGTCAAGCTCATCAGCGTCTAACTCCTCAAAGTCTATCTCTTCAATGTCTTCGTATTCTTCAAGAACAAAATCTTCCTCTAGTTCCACATCTGATTGTACTTCATCTGACTGTTCTTGTTCTCCATCATCAAAGAAAGTTGTTTCTTCTTCCTCTTCTTCCTCAAATTCTTCCGGTATAAACTCATCAAGTATTTCAATTTCTGGTAACTCATCAAACTCAAACTCTTCCCATTCTACATCGTCAAGGCTCCACATGCTATCATCTTCTAATGGCAGTTCTTCTAATTCCTCTATGTCTATTGTCACTAGTGGCGGTGGGATTTCTACAATTAGTGATGGAGGAGCTGGCTCTGGGTCTGGCAATGTATCTTCTATGGGGGGTTCCCACACTGGGTCTGGTTCTGGCTCTTCTTCTGGTTCTTCTGGGAGAGGAGTGGGACTTTGAATAGGCTCATCTACGGGAGGTTCAACTTCCTCTTCAGGCGTAGGCGTTGGTTCCGGTTCAGGGTCTGGCTCAGGCGTAGGCTCTACAGGTTCAGGCGTAGGCTCAGGAGTTGGTTCGGGCGTAGGTTCTGGTTCTGGCGTAGGTTCAGGGTCAGGCGTAGGCTCAGGGTCATTAGACAACGACCAGCTCACACCAGAGAACTCTAACGTATACGTTCCTATAGTTTCTTCATCGTATGCAGTAGCTGACAGTTCATAGTCCCCTGCATCTAACGTAAGGTTCAAGTAACTGTCCCAACACATGTTAGAACCGTCATTGTGGCTCGCTGAATCGTCATCTTCCCCAATAATTGTCCCATCACTGTCATATAATATGAGGTAAGGGTCAGCGTAGATGCTTTCTAAGCCATGATTATCGCATGTCAATGACGTATAGGTAATGATTTCAACAGCAGTCTGATCTTCAGCGACTGTCATATACACCACAGGCGGAGCATCATAATCATTCACATGCACAGTACACGCAGTATTGTTCTCCTCTTCTTGATCTGCACACGTTGTCTCAGGCTCGCTCTCTTGTGCTGACACGGGACTGATTATTGCCATGACAAACATGGAAGCTAACAATATGCGTGACAGGACAAAGAAAAAGCGAGCCATTAACCCACAGTACAACTAAACGCTATGGAACTATAGAGGGTTTCTCTGTTTTTTCAGCCAACCTGCTTCTGCTATACGACTTACAATCATTGCATTGCCATCGCTGGTACGTACTTGTTTGCGTTGTTCTAAAACCTCTGCGTTGCAAGTTATATGAACCGCAAGTAGGGCACGCATGTTCCCTTGTATGTATGTTGAGGTTAGGATGATTCGTCATCCAAGGTCGCAACGTCAAATACACATCACGCAATAAGTCCACATCTTGCCGAGCGTACTTAATCATCGTCTTCCAAGCCTTCATATCGCCACGCATACACCCAGCCCATGTCTGAAAGCCACCCGTATCTACCTTCTCGCCAAGCCCCAAGTGCTGTCCCACATGATTCAAACGATTTGAATTAAACATGAAATACCTGCGAGCCACCTTCAACGTATCAACAGACTTGACAGGTGCAGGCGGACCTAACCCATGCTTCACGAACCTAGCGTTAGCTTTACGCATATCAAACTTGTCACCGTTATGCGCTATAACAATGTCAGCCTCATCAAACAACTCCCAAAGTTTCTTAACAACATAAAAATCATTTTCAGGGTCTTCTAAATAGGCTTCAAGGAAATCAACTAGCGAACATACATGCGTGCGTTTCTGATGCTCCCAACGATACGACACACACATCATGTACCATTCACGCTCATGTTCAATTACGTCTTGCTGGTACTGACCCCACACATACGCTAAATTAGGTGCTGTTTCTATATCGTAATACAGAATTTTAGCCATACTCTATGGTACTGTAAGTAGCCGGAGAGTGCATGTACCCTCCCACCAATTACCATCATCAGACAATTTCTCCGCAGACATCTGAACTTGGTCAATGACTACGCTATCTGACCGTGACCCTTCCTGATAGGTAACAATATCTTTGTTAACCATCGCTGAACGCAACGCTTCATACTCATCTTTAGTGTTGTACGCTACGGCTGAACCCATGCCACGTGACGTAGCTACCCTGCTTCTAAGCATTATAGGTATAATTATTTCATCTACTCTGGTAGGAGCTGCGAATGCTTCTACTCGCCATGACTCTATGACAGGTCCAGCAGTCGCTACCGAATCTCTTGTTAAATTAAACTGTAACCTGAACGACTCAGACAACTTAGGAACTAGCTCTGTGCCGTCACTAGCCGCAACGTTTACTTTTGTTTTGTTGGCTAAAGCAGCCGTAGTAATAGAATTATTGTTATCGTTCGTTACCGTAGCGGTTACAGAACCACCTACTGTAGCTGTTTGACCCACCCAAAACTCGTCAGGGTCACCCCAAGCCACGTTAGCATCAGCCCATGTACGCACAGCAGACACCACAGAATCAAGCGCTGAACGTATTTCAAGAGTCTGCAACACTTTATTAAACTGGCTATTCCATTTAATATCACCAATCGTTAACGTTCCTGACGCTACCAAATGCCCTAACGACTGCTCACCCTGCACTCCGTTACCTGCATCTACAAAGAATGTTTTGCCACCTGACCTAGCAACATACGTAACGTTGCCTAAGCTATTGCCGTCACCAACTGACAACATGTCACTAGCCCATGCTGGCACAAGAGTATCAGTAAACTGTGACAAATCAGCTCTATACAACTTACCTAAACTGCCACCAAACCATATAAACCTTTGATCTGCGGTTAAACAATGCACCTCACCAGCGTCTTCTATGACAGGACCATACGTTATAGACCCTCTGTTCGTATCTATAGCCCCTAAACGCAAACCTTTTGTAGTTGCAAGCGCTACAAACCCTCCGTAAGAAATCATTTCGTTAATCTCTTCGCCTCTAGGAAGTTCAGCTACCTGCTGTGGTTCCTGCAACAACCCATCAGCGTCACCAATAGCAATAAAACTTACAGCTCCTGTCCCTGCTGTGTTACTCGCAGCGTAAAACCCTGCTGGTCCAGCAGATACAGCAACCCATTCTCCGTCAAGTAACGTAGAATCTAAACTGCTTGATACCTTAGCCCCACTTCCATCATCTTCATAAATGTTTTTGCCATCTATCCCAAACAATCTACCGCCTACAACACGCAAGTAGTCAGGGTTCAACGACCCAAAATTAGCTGGTGCTGTAGTCACACCTAACGTTTGTTTCGTAGGAACACGTGCGCTTCCATACGCTATATACACGTTAGCCCCATCAGATGTAATATCTGTGATAGTTGAAGCGCTACCAGAAGCAGGAGCGCTCATCGTATTCCATGTGACTGAGCCATCAGCAGCACTAAAGTTAGTTGCATAATACAATGAACTACCCGAAGCAACGTACATGTGGTCAGCGCCACCATCTACTTTACGGAACACTTTCATAATAACATTCGTTAAAGACAACGCATTGTTCTTAGTTTCAGACAAAGGCAACAAAGAAAACTGACCCTCAGTCCACACATCAACACCCGAAGATGAACTAAACCTACTTCTATCAGACTTAGGTTTATCAAAGAACTGTTGCCCAGAACCCAAGTTCCAATCTGTTTGCGACCTCAACCAAAACTGATTATTAATAGATTGCTCGCCTGCCTCATCAGAAGTATCACGCTGTTCACGCAACAACGGCACAGCAGTACGCCGATACTGCTCAATATCAACACTATATTTATGCTCAGTGTCATTAATCGTTAGCGTAACGGGTAAACGTTCAGCTTTATGAACCATTTACACCCCTCTATACACAGAGTTTTGTGTCTTACCACCTGACCGCATCCAATACATCGGGTATTGCGTATCCAAACGTGTAGCCTCAGCGCTTATTCTCGTATCCCGTAACGCTCTAAGGTCACGCATAGAAGCAGACACAGCCCCAGAAGGAACCTCCTCAGCCCTACGACTAGACCCCTGCTCATCTATAAACTCACGCCGAACAGGTCGTGTAGACATCAACCTTAAAGCAGCTCCTAACGGAGGCAAATCGTAGGCTTGTGAATGCAAACCAACAGTGCTTAACGCAGTTGACGTAGCAGCTAACGCAGTAAATCCTGTCTTGTATTGCGCTCTGACTGCTTGCCCAGACGTAGCGTCATCATGTAACACCAGCGCATAGCCTGAAGCAAACGTGCTAGTGTCCCTGTCACGACGCAAAGTCCACGTAGGTAACACAGGTTCAGCGTCTTCAGACCCTAAATCAGCGTAAGTTACCTGATAAATAGACAGTATATCGTCAGTTACATCCGTCAAATTGTACCCATCTTGCGACACATTGTACGTAAACGACACTGTTTTCATCTGATACAAGCCATTCTGAGGTGATGACAAATCAGCTAACTCATCGTTAATAGCGTTTAATACAAGCTGTGCAGGGAACTTAGGGTTAACAGTAACCAAGTCACCTGCGGTATGAGAAGCAGCAGTTGTGCCACGGAAGCCACGCCGAACAGTAGCATCGTTTGTTGTAGCGTTAACACTAAACACGTACATTAGTTCAGTGCCTATTTCAATAATTGTTCCGGCTACTATACCTGCCGTGTCATGCGTAAAGTTGACAGTCGTTTCAGTAGTGTTTAACCCTGTCCCTAACGTGTCGCACTCTTCAACATAGTCAGTTAGCAACAGGTTCTTTGTTTCATCTATCCACGTTTGTGCCGTCATAACGCCTCAATACTATCCATAAGTCTTTCGCTTTCTTTCCTACTCGCATCACTAGAATACAAACGACCTGCTTGAATTTCGCTCTTAGTCTCAGCATGTTTCTCCAAATGTGCTGACCCGTTAATAGACTTAGGTTGCAAACCACTCTGACGCAACCGCTTATACGCAGACATGTCAGCATCTTTAGCTTTATCAGCTTTCTTCGTAGCTTCTAAATCAATCACAGAGTTACGAGAAGGCATAGCAGAAGGCGCAATGTTTACACCTGAAATAAGTTTAATCATTGCCTGCCCACAATCAACGCAATGAAACGAATGCTCATCATTAAAGCCATGTATTATTTCTTCAACGTTGTTACATCTGTTGCATTTATAGTCATACCGTGGCATAGCCTACTACCTCTGTTCCGTATCCTGCATTTGCTAACAAGTCCAATTCATCTTGCGTTAAATCAGTAGGGGATTCATGCCCACCATATATTGTCCGAGAAACTGTACTCACATCTGCCGGTTGTCGGGTCGTCACTGACCCATCGTTTAATATAAATATATTAACCCCTCTAGCCGTCGGAGGATAGAATCTCCGCAAGTTCCTAGCAGGACTATTAACAGGAAACTGTGTCACATCTAACGTAGGTACTGTATTTTCAAACACAGGAACGTATTTACGGTGAAATAACAGTTGATCTATAGACGTAGATGCCTGTATAACAGTAACTGTTATGTTCTGGTCCATGCTAACAGTCACAGACGGCACTGTAGACGTTCCAGCAATCACTGAAGGTGCTATACCAGCGTCACCTGTAACGGTCACAGAGGGCGTTGTAGCAGCCGTAGAAATAACGCTAGGAGCTACACTCGCTGTACCAGATATAGTCGCAGATGGAGTTGTAGTAACACCAGCAATAACACTAGGAGCTACGCTCGCTGTGCCTGATATGGTAGCTGATGGCGTAGTAGCGCTAGTAGCTATAACGCTAGGAGTTACACTAGCTGTCCCTGTTACAGTCGTAGCAGGTACAGTTGTCGTACCTGCAATCACCACAGTGACAACATTCGCAAAGGCTGTCACGGTTACAGCCGGTACAGTCGCAGTACAAGCTATTGTTGAAGGAGATACGGTAACGCTTGACTCTCGGTAAGCCCCAGAGTTTCTGTAGTCTGTTGAGGTACGGTATGCTACGCCAGCCACGCATGACCTTCCTAACTTGGTTGATCTGGGAAGTTAGCGGTATCGGCAGGAGTCCATGTCGCTGGGAAGTCTCGTAGTTGTTGCCTGTATGTAGCCCATTCTTGTTTTTTACTGTCGCTTAGTGGACTGTCTGTCATTTGTGTCCAATCTGATTGTGCTAGTAAACTGTTTCGCTCGTCTCGCATGTCGCTTATGCGTGTTGCGTCGTTTATTTCTTCGTTTATTCTTCCATTGCCTAGTGCTACGTTCATGCTACTTTATACCATCCGCTTAATTGCATATCTGCTAGATTGCCTGATGTTAGCCATGTAGCTGGTGCATTGTTTTTTGTTAGGTGTACGTAAGAGAAAGTTGCGTTGGCGGCTTGACAGTATATACCTGCATTAGTGCTACTTACTCCAACTACCTGTGCGAAAAATATTGTGCTGCTTTTATCTGGTCGTAACCATCCTGTACCCATTGGCGGATACTGTAAATCACTAACTGAATTGACAGGCAATGAAAACTGATACGGTCCAGAAGTGGAATACACTGTGTCACTAGCGCCAGTAAATTCTAACTGCCAAAAAACAATCTTATGAATTTGTGCGTATTTTGCCTGCACTGTGGCGCTACCTACTGTTAAATTTGTCCAACTAGGAGTCCAAGCGGTCCAATCTAAAGCACCATCAGCAACAGTATTAATCTCAGTTGCTGTAGCTGTAACAGCGGTAGAGCCAAGAATTAAATCACCGTCAGGAATAGTAACATCCCCAGTAAACGTAGGCGTAGTATCCCAAGCAGACGTACCAGAACCAGTACCCATAAGCACAGCATTAGCCGTAGCATTAGAATCACCAGTACCAACCTTAGTTTCTAACGCAATAATCGCACCAGAATGATTCGTATGAACAACATCATGCTCCTTACCAGAATCATCCATCTCATCCGACGCAGCAATAGTAGGTTGCTGAGTAGAAGTATCTAAACTACTAGGAAAATTTGTAGCCATTTAACCCCTATTCGTCGCCGTACAGGGACTCCTCAGATGCGGTATTCTTACCAACCAAAGAAAATGATTTATCACCAATCTTTGTAGCAGCCCAACCTTTAAGAACCGATAGCACAGCAGCAAACCCAGAAGCTGCAACCAACTTCCAGTTACTTACACCCATGTCAAGAAAGCTATTACCACTGATCGTGGCTACTGCTGCTTGCACAAACGTTGCTGCACATCGCTCAAGTAAATCTAAATATTCTCTCATCTAAGTAAAGCCTTCCAAGTATTTGGTCCAACTATGCCGTCAACATATAATAGCCGACGCTTCTGGAACTCCACAACAGCCTTCCGAGTGAGTTTGCCATAATCAGAATCTATTTTGTACCGATACAATCCCTTAGCAGCTAACAACTGTTGCACTACTTTGACAGCAGCACCCTTAGAACCTTTCTTCAAAGGATGAGCAGTAACCAAAGCCTCTATCTCAGCAAACGCAGCAGCAATACCCTTAACATCCTGCTTTACTGTTTTAGTAGCTTTTGTACCTTTCAAAGCAGGCGCATCAAACCATTTAACTTTACCATTAACAACCTTACAAGGCTGATGATGCCACCACTCGCCTTTAACATAGGCAACCATGCCATACGATTTAGCTATGGCGTTCACTTGAGAAGTACTAATACCACGACCAGTAATTCTAAAATCAACAGCATAACCCCAGTTATCAAACGCTGGTTGTTGCATGTGATAAGAACCTTGAAACCCTGAAGATGTTTTACGATCAGGGTTAGCAGCTAAGTTAAACCCTGCTTTACCGCTTTTATATCCATCATAAAAATATTTTTGCTGTGCATAGGTACGCACACCAGATACAACTTTGACTTTGTTACGGATACGGCTGTCTCTAAAGAACGCTTCTAATCTGCGTTTGAACTCTGGGTGTAGTAGTTCAATGTTAACGTGTTTACTTGTCGTCGGTATCATTTTGCTCCTCTAAATGTTTGATATAAGCAGCTTGTAAACATATTGTGTAATGCAATGGAAATTGTTTTCGTAATTCTTCTAAAACTTTTGCTGGGGAAAGTTCCATTATACTGAAGCTGCTTTAATTAAAGTCCAAGTTCCAGTTCCTGTTTTGTAATATGTTTGATTGTTGTCCGAGTCTATCCAAAGGTCACCGTTTGAACTAACGTCGTCACTTGGTTGCCCTCCTTGAGTAAAAATGTTTGCAGCATACTCACATTTAGCGGCGTAACGACCAGCAACATTCATTTCTGTATAAGAACTCTCTGCTGTAGTTAAATTAGGAAACTTATATACAGGGTCCCTATCGTCTGGGTCTTCAATCTTAAACGTAGCCTCATAAGAATTATCAGTAGACCCTTCAAAAACCAAAGGAAGTTCACCCTGCAACACAGCACTCGTTAACGTAACAGCACCAGTGACAGTAAGACCACCATTAGCTGTTACTAAACCAGTAAACGTAGGTGTTGTATCCCAAGCAGACTGCCCAGTACCAGTACCAATAAGAATGGCACCAGTAGTAGGAGTCGTATCTCCAATGCCTAACTTCTCCTCAATCTCAATAATCGCATCATTATACACTTCGTGCATCTCAGCATGATTAGGAGAATTTAAATTAGCAGTATCAGAAATACTAGCAGGAAGCGCACTCGTCGTATCAAGACTAGCCGGATAATTAGAAGTAGCCATTCACCCTCCTACGGAGTCAAATCAATAGTAAATATACCGCCAGCAGCAAACGTAATCGTAAACGTTCCATTACTAGACGAGAAATCAGAACCAAAATCAATATACGCAATCAACGGGTCATCAGTCAAAGAATCATCATAAATCACAGCACCCCTAGCATTCGTAATAGTCGCAGACGACCACGACGTATCAGCAGCATCAAACTTAATCGTGCCACCTGTTTGCGTCAAAGCCAAACTACTTAACGTGTTACCACCAGAAGTATACCCTGACCCAGAAACCTCATTAGATACATCAGCTTTAAAGTCATGCGCCCCAAAATCAGGGGTATACGATGACGTAACCAACATAATTTTAATTGTGTCACTATCTAAATCCAACGCCAAAGTATTCTTCAAAGCGTTAAGAAACGTTATTCCATAAAGTCCGCTAGCCATCAGCGTTCTCCTCGTCTGTCACAACCTTCGCCTTAATAGTCTCAGGTGCTATAACTACGTGTACTTGTTCTTCTTCCATGATGTCCAATAATAATCTAATCAAATAAAAAAAGATAGAGGGTAGGCTAACCTCCCAGTAAAGTCAGCCTACCCTACTATCGTTAGGTACTATTAGTTAGTTCCTATTGAGGATGATGTTTCAATCCTTCGGATACATTCCTCACGGAATCTTCCGTATCCTACAAGGTGATACCAACCTACTGTGTTGAATCGGCGTAAGCTGTCGGTTACAGGACCGAATACGATGCTTGGGTCAGCACCGAAACCAGCAGCAGCACTGTGCGCTTTTGCTAGAGCTTGTTTACCAACTATTACAGTTTTGTATTCGTCAACATTGGAAGCACCAGCGTCAGCGGTTAGCGTAATTCTTGGTGTTTCAATGAAGTCAACTCCACCGAATGTACCGATGCTACCTGTGCGGACAGCGCCAGCGTCTTGACGGATTTGGTGTTGAATAACGTCAGTTACGGCTGTAGCTTTACGCAGATCGTAGGAAACGTCAGGGTGGATAAATCCAACGTAAACGTTGCCATTGAATGCAGGCGCAGAAGCAGCTCGTAGATTAGCTACACACTGTCGGACAAGATCAGCGGTGATAACGTCACCTGCTGCTAGTTCTCCTGTAGCTGTAGCATCGCCACCATATAGAACGTTGCTGCCTTCAGTTACAATGTCGTGAACAATCTTATCAAGGCTGTCACCCATGTTGTAACCGATAATGTTCGCAGCATCAGCATCTATGTTCAAGAAGCTGGTTCCACGTGCTTTAGCGGTGGTTTGTACTGAATTACCATACTCAGCAAGAGTTACCGTAACCTGTGCATCACCCAATGTTGCAGGGGAAATGTCAGAAGTTTCGGAAATTGCTGAAGTAGCTTGTGATAAATCGCTGTACTTTGTGAACTTAACGCTTGCACCAGCGTGCGATTGGTTTGTGGTTTTCACATCCGCAACCATCTCAAAGAGAGGTTGTGATCGCAACGCAAAGTAAGCGAGCTGTTCAAATGCTGCATTACCAGCACTGTTCAGCGAACTCATTTGTGTTATTGCCATTAGGCTATTCTCCAATTAAATTTTGGAGCCTACCTTACGTCATTGCGTTAAAAGTACCGCCATTAGATTCCCACAACTGTCGCAGTTCATCTTCGTTTTTAGTTTGTTTAATTAAACTCTCAAATTGTGGGTCAGTGACAGGACCAGCATCATCACCAGCTTCAGCGATTCTTCGTTCCGCCTCTACCTGTGCTGCAAACTGCGCCTGTTGATCTACCAAAGACGTATCAGCTTGAGCTACCACATTAGATAACCCTGCGCTATTAGCCTCAGCTTGTATCGCTTCAACAGTTAACTCGCCTTCGTAGCCTTTCATGAAGTACTCAGTCATCCTATTGGATGGGTCTAAGCCAGCATCACGGAACACTTCTTTGCGTTGCATCTGTTGAACTTGCGCTTCAAGCTCATCAGCTCTCTTGGCTTTCGCCTCAAGTTCTCTACGCCAATTTGGTTTGGATTCGGTACTAGAAACTTCTTCCGTTTCTGTAGACTCTGTTTCCATTATGTCACTCACCTTTACGTACACGCTAACAACGGTGGAATGTTAGCGGAGTTTAATTTGTTGTGAACGGCTCACCCACATAATGGGGCAGATCACATAACTAAATATAAGCAAAATGCAAGGTTTTGTAAACAACCTACGTTTTTATACAGCGCCTAAGCCAGTAGCGCCTTGCTGTTGGACCAAGCCACCCATACCAGATTGGTTAGTTTTTTGCCTTCTTTGACGCAACCTACGCACCTCAGCAACAGAATCAGGGTCTAAACCAAACGACGAAGCAGCCAACTCAGACGTGCTAACACCTTGAGTTCCTAACGTTGCTTGCGTTAAACCAGCTTGTGACGTTAACCGCTCTGTTATTTCACGCTTCTGAACATTCTGATTTGCTAACTGCTCAGCTACATTAGATGTTAACCCACCGCCTGTAGCTGACACAGCCGCTGACGAAATAGTAGCAGCAGACAACTGTGTTCTAGCTTCAAACGCAGTAACAGCTCTATCAGGGTCTAAGAAATACGCTATTATGTCTCCGTCAGTGTCGCCACCAACTCCATAAAGACGAGCTAATTCTCCTTTTAAGTTAGGGTCTACGCCTGCTACGGCTTCTGATGCCATAGAAACTCGTTCAGTAACTTCATTAACTGACACATCGTTTGCTATAAATTCAGCTAAATCATTTTTGTCATAGAACTCTTCGGGTATACCGTATGCTTTCATGGTTTGCCTATAGCCGTCTTCTAAAGTTAAATACTCATCTATAGATATAGCGTTCAACCCGTTCTTTCTACGTTCTGCCAGCGCAGGAAAACGGTCTTCAAATTCAGGAGTTCCTTTTAAACGTGCAATCATTTCACCAACAGTAAAATCTTTTTTAACGTATTCTAAAACTTCAGGCAATAACGATTCTAAACCGTATCTTTCTAACGCATCTTTTATTAAACCGTATCCTTGTGTGTCTTCTACAGGGACAGCAGGTTCTGGTTCTTCAGGTGTAGTTTGCTCAGGTGCAGGCGTAATTGTATTATCAGGGTTAGAAGCTATCAAATCATCTACCCAACTTGTGTCACCGCCAAAATCTATATTGCCAAAGTCCATAATTAATACGCTGCCTTTCCAAACGCAGAAGCAATACCCTCAACCATCTGAAGAATCTTATTCTGACCACTAGTACTAGTTAAATACTCATCCGTACCACGTATATACTCAGAAGCCTCCCAACCAGTCAACGCACGAACCTGCCCAGTCTTTTCATCAATATGATTCAAAATAGGACTGTACTTCTCATCACCTAAATTAATTTGCTTACCAAGCAACTGCTCAATAGAAGCCTCAGTGCTAGCAAAATACTCTTTCGGAGTCATACCTAACTCAGACAAAATTTCTTTCAAATGAGGATACTTCGCAAAAGCCTGTTTCTGCAAATAATTCTCCCACTCACCAGCACCACGGTTACCAGTAAAAATTTCTTCAGTAAATTTTTGTACTTGCTCATCTTTAACATCTACATAGTAGTTACTAGCAGCAGCTTTATTTTGGTTAATTAACGACTGATACATGTTGTACTCATTAACAACAGATTTTTGTTCAACCTGAGCAGACACCATGCTTTGAATAAAGTAATCATCCGAAGATTTATTTAAACGTTTAATTTCATACGCTAAATTAAAAATTTCTTCTGGTTTTAAATTGTAACCCAACGCACCTGTTGACGAGTCAATGCTAGTTAAGCCCATAAACTGCAAAACTTTTTTAATATTTTCCATTTCAGAATTTAAATATTCTTGTTGTTCTACTTCATTAAGGTCAGCAAACTCAACATCAAATTGTCTCTGATGCTTATTGTTTTCTGTTCCCCACTTTGTAAAACCTAACAACTCTTTTATTCTATTTAAACCAACGTCTGTTTCACCTGTTAAACTAGGCGTTGTTATTACATCTTCTGATTCTATAGCATCTAAAATGTTTATTGTTTCTACAGCAGACGAATCATTATAAGGAACAAAGTTGCCAAATTGGTCTACACCAACTTGCAAATCTTTATCAGTTTCATACAAGAAAAATCCGTAAGCACCATACTGCTCTTCCAAAAACTTACGGCTTTCTTCTTTCGCAAAAGGGTCAACGGTTGAAGTATCAGCTTGCGCAGTATTAAAACCAAATATAGGGTCCGTTTCAGTACTTGCACGCATCATACGTTGACCAACATTAAACCCACTAGGGCTTCTAGTGCTCATACCAGAACCACCCATAGCAAACCCTGTCATGTCCTGCCCAGCAAAAACATCAGGAACACCGTAAGTATTTAAAGTGCCACCTTCCATTTCAGCACTCTGCCTAACCTGCACACTTTGACCAGTACGAATAAGATTAGCTTCATCACGCCGTCTATTGCGCAAATCACCGCCACTTTCATTAGCTAACACAGTGTCATAATGCTCTGCCAACGCAGCAAAATTTTCAGTATCTATAGCCTCATTAACTTTACGGATAGTCTCTGGACCAGTAGTCCCATAATTAAACGTAACAGAAAGCACAGCAGCCTGAACATTAGTAGGCATCTCTTCATAACGTGCTTGACCAGCAGACAACAAATCTTCCCTAGAATCAAAACCAAATATCCTAGTATTACCTTGTTGATCTACCTCAACACGCTTTTCAGAACCGCCCATATACTCAATAGAATCCTGCGACCACGCATACGCCCAATCATTATCTACTTCAGAAAACTCTGAATCAGCAAACATCACAGCTTCATTCAACGCTAACTCAGCAAACAAAATATCCTTATGGACCTTAATGTCTTCGTCTAACCTTGCAATAGCTTCCTCTTGGCTTATAGACATACCCTCAGTAACATCTCTAGTGCTACCAAAACCTATTGTTAACTTGCCACCAGTATCCTTATACGCATTTAACCTGACACCTTCATGCGCCATAATTAACGCACGTTCACCATTAACATCCTGCCCAAACGTAGTACGTGCAGGGCGCTCAGGAAAACGAGCAGAAACAATATCTAAAGCTGAACGCAACTCAGGGTCAGTTTCAGCCATTTCGTAAAATAAATCCCATCTAATATCAGGAATAGCCATGTAGCCTCCTGCCATTAAAGTCACTATTAACCAATTTAAAATCATCCAAAAAGTTTACCATTATCTCCCTAAAACCGCCCTTCGTAAAGCATTAACAGCACGACCTTTCCTAGCAGCATCCATTTGTTCAGGCGCACCATCAGCAGTATCTAAAAACATCTCTGCCTGTATAACAGGGTCAGGTCGGTCCATATTATTAACAGCATTAGTTTTAACTAAACCAACCATAGCTTCAACAAACTTATTCTTTTGAGTTTCTGTAGCATTTTGTCCAAGCAAACTCTTACTAACTTCATTAACAGTTCTCATCAAAGTTGCAGGGTCAAACTGTTGCACTGTTTCTATTGCTGCTTCTGCCTGAGACTCTTCAAACTTTTGCACAATTTCTTCTCCAGTCAAACCAGATTGACCAGTCAAAATATTGTACGTGTAGCTAATACCCAAACCTATTTGACTAGGCACTTTAATTTGCATTCCGCCTACGTCACCAGTTTGTATGCCCCCAGTAGGTTGAAACTGTTGCGCATCTATTATCGCTTCACCTAAAGCCTTACCGTAAGCTCTCAAGTTTAAACTATCATCATCATTAAATACTGCGTCATGCCCACCGTAACGTGTGTAATATCCTGCAACAGCTAACTCCATAGCCAACAATTTTTGCTCATCTTCAGGCAAGTTCTGAATCATAAACGTTACATCAGCAACTATTTGTTCTTCATCTTTAGTAATAAATTTTTGACCTGCTGGACCACGTGCAGTAACAACTCGGTTACCAAGTTCTCCAAATCTAGAATCTTCAGGGTCAAACGAACCAACAACAGGATTGCCAGTGTTTCTATAAAGCTCCTCTATAGACGCAAGGTTTTCATCAACAATAACTGCTTCTGCTGCAAATTCTTGCTCAAAATTATCATCGCTACTAGCTTTAAAACCTGTAATAATATTTATTTGTGTCTTGTATGTAGCCCACGCACTTTGTTGAGTTGCTATAGTTTCCGCAGTTAAAGTATTAAAATCTGCACCCATAGGACCGCTAATAAGAAGACCGTTAAGTAACTCAACTTGCGAATCGTTTAACTTATTAAACTCTTTAATATCTTCTTTAGCTTGTTCTTCAGTTTTGTTATCAAAATTAACCGCATGTTTTATATAATTGTTCTCAGCTTCAGTTGACAAAGTATCCATAACTACACCTTAGTCCATCCAACTATCTTGTTGAACAAGGTCGTTAGCTAAATACCTAGAAAAAAACGGGGCAAAACTTGGTCTAGTAGCAAACTCTTCCTGCTCTTTAGCCCAACGCAAAAGCAAATCAGTATTAGACTCAGCAGTTAAATCACCAGAACCACCTGCAATAACACGGGCTTGCAACGCACTTTGAATAGCGTAACGTTCCATTAAATAACCATCTTCTCCTACCAAATCAGACCACCAATTAAACTTCTTACCAAAAGACGGCTCATTTAATAAATCTTCTAAACCTTTCATTAAGTCACGCATAAACGTAGGGGTTTGATATTCTTCTTTAGATTCAGCCCACAACGGATACTTCAAACCTAACTCTTCTTCTTTCAAATCAAACAAAAACTTTAAATCAGAATTAACTTCAGCATTAAGATACGGTGTAACACCAGACCTCCCATAACGAACATCGTTAGGAGTAGGAAATTCACCATCAGAATTTTCAGCTAAATCTTCATTAGGAGTATCTAACCAAGCATTCCACTCAGCCCAAGCCCGACTAATTTCAGTATCTTCAATAAATTCTTCAGGGCTTTTATACTCAATGTCTTCATTGTTTAACATCATTTGCCGAACTATTGGAGAAAACTCTGCTTGGTCAAACGCAGAACCTTTCAAAGAATTAGTTAACGCAGGAGCAAGAACAGGATGCTTTTCAATAAAGTCACCAAACTCTTCTCGTAATTGCCAAGATGAAACAGTTTGATTAACACCTAAATTATTATTAGTGTACCTACCCGTTAACATAAAGAACTCTTCACCATACATTTTCAAAAATATTTGTTCAGCAAAGTTAGGGTCATTTAAACGTCTACCTACGTCTTGTAACTCTCTGTATTCTTTTATCATTTCAGAAAATGGTGAAGCATCATCAACAGCTACAGGAACTAATGTGCTACCAAATACTCTTAATATCCCAATGTTTCTAGCTCTTGTTTGTGCTTCATGCACAATATCTTGAACAACTGACGGGTCAGAATAATTAGGTGTAATACCGTTCTCTCTCATTTGCGCATCTAAAATAGCTACTTGTTCTAACACAGTTCTATCCCAACTTTGCGTATTCCCTGCCCCTAAACCAGTGCTATACCACGCATGTTTAGCCCACGTAGGAGCAAGCTCTTGCAAAAACCGTTCTCCAAAGTTTCCATCAGGATGCCCAAACGGGTACATCCATCCAAAGATTTCTTCTAACTCTGGTTTAGAACTTAAAGGACCAGTCCCCATTATTACTTCACGAACAGGTAAAGTAATAAACGGACCAAAGCTAGGCGTAGTTTGCGAAATCATAGAAAACAAACCATCTCTATCTAACGTAATCCCAACTTTTAAAGCCTCCCCTACAGGACCAGCATCTGTCAAAATACTAACATCAATACCAGTTGCTGCTTTAAACTTTGAACTTGTTAAAAACTTAGCTAACTGACTATCAGCAGGTCTAAATACTAACGTTTCAGTACCATACTCGTTTTGTTCTTGATGCAAACCTATTAACGGCAACTCATAGTTATCTTTAGAAATAAAATATACTCCTTTGCCAACCATGTGAGGATTTTGCACAGCTAAACTAGCCCAACGCCCAATAATTTCTTGATACGCATTAAAGAAAGGCATACCAAAACCAACAGCTTCAGCAAATTGTGTGCGCTCAGCTAACTCATACAACACACTTCTTGTATCTTCTATAGCCTGCCTACGTGCCTCTGTCTCTATTCGCTGTATATCTTTAGGCGTTAAATCATACGTGCCATCAGCTTGACGATATGGTTGTACTGCCTCCATAACACCCCGTGTATATGACTCTTCAAAAAATGGTTGCCTAGAAATAGTATCAGAAGCCATTGTTCCTAAATTCTCAAACCCTCTATCAATAGCTGATGTAACAAGTTTTTTTATTGCACTTGCATCAGTACCCATCCACGCTGGACCTGTACCTTTACCAAAATTATCGTAACCTTTGCTTCTAATTTGCCTAATTATATTTGCAAGACTATCAGTTTTTTCAAAACCATTTTTTACTTGCCAATCTTGATTTAGAATTTTTTGTGTAATTCCATCCCACGTAACGTTGCCTCCAGCTTTAGCAATTTGCCTTTCAGCTTGGAAAAACTTTTCGGGTAACAAATCATCAACTTCATCTAAAATATCTTGAGCTATAAGTTTTAAAATTTGTTTATCGCCTTCAAGACCTTCATATTTTTCAATACCTAAACGTTCTCTAATGCGAGGATTTTTGTCAATTACATCTGCAAGTTCATCAATTTTGTTAGCACTATCTCCATAAATTATGGTGTACATGTCTTGGCTAACAGGTCCAGTAGGGCTAAATTGTTTGTAATGGTTATTCCAAGCATCAGCTCCTTTAGCAGAATCATTAGCTAAATCATAAACATTCCAATGTTGAGGTGCTTGCTCTTCTATTAACCTACGTTCAGCATGGAAAAAACCTCTAACAGCTCCATCAGTTGAACGCCTTGCACTTATTTGTTCTGTAGTCATTCTATGCCAACGCATATCAGAACCATAAGCATTATTAAATGTTTTGTTGCCTATTTCTAACCTGCCGTAACCAGCAGCATCCCACTCAACAGCAGCTTTATCAAACAAACTAACAATCTTATCTTTATCAGCTAACGCATAACCAAACCTGTTTTCCAGTTCATCAAAAGCATTTCTAACTTTTTGCGTTCTTCCTTTAACTAATTTAGCAAGTTCTCTGTATTCTTCAGATTGCAAAGTTATTGCTTCTATACGACCTTGCGCTTTAGGGTTAACAGAACCATCTGGCAGTTTTGAAGGCATAATATTGCCTACTTGATTCTGTTTATATTCTTTTATTAAATCTATGTTATCGTCAATTAACTGTTGAGCTGCATCTTCATAGGCTGTAGCTAAAGTCTGAGAAGCATTACGCTCAGCTAACTGTTGAACAGCTTTTGTTCTAGACTTCCAATGCTTACCAGCCCAAGCCAAACCAGCTAAAGGATTAACCATGCTACCAACTAACAAACGACCTATTACAGAAGCAGCTTGAATAGAACCATACTTGTTTTTAGGTAAAAGTTTTTTCTGATCTGCAATGTTTCTTTCAATAGCAGCTTCTATAAAGTTTTCAAACTGAGGAGCTTTTTCAGGAACATACCCAAATTCATATATTTCTCCTTTATTTGGTCCTAAATTTCTATTTCTGTTAATAACAAGTTCTTTAACTTTAACTTGTGTTTCAAGCACAACATACTTTTCTTTTTTTTGTTTTGTTAAAGATTTTGCAAAATGTTCACCATACGCTTTAGATGGGGTTACCCAATCAAATTCATTAATTCCTTCATCTTTAAATCGTGCTGGTACAGCACGATATACAGTTATAACACCATCAGGATTATCTTTAGCAAACCTAATAACGTCAATCATTTCTTCATTAGCTATTCTATTCATTTCGGTTAATTCAATTAAAAACTCACGCCGTGATTTACTGTATATTTGAGTGGGGTCAAGGTAGGTAGCACCCCCAAAGCGATCTACTATAAATTCAGCTTCATCCATGCCGTTATGAAATTGTTTACGGTCTGCTACCTGTATTCTTAAATTATTATCATTAAAGACTCTACTTAAATCATTTAACGAAGCTCCTTCATCTGGAGCCATAAACCTATAGCCTGCATCAATATCAGGGTCCGCAGGAGCATGTGTCCTAAATTGGTATCCTAATTTTTTAGGAGCATCAAATCCTTTACCTAAACGTTGCGCTTCTTGCAACAAAATCCATAAAGGAGCTTCATCTACAAGTAATTTTTCACCACCGCCACCAATTAATTGAGCTGTAGGAGCTGCCGAATCCCTTGTTACTGCATTTTTAATTTTAGGTTCAAAATTTTGTGCAAATTCTGGATATATTTTAGTGCCAGTTGTGTTTTGCATAATTGGCGTACCATCTTTTTCATAACCAACAACTTTTTGTATGTCAGCATAATCATCAATTTCAGCACCTATATATATATCTCCAATTAAAACTTCGTCACCGTACCTTTCTTTAAACTCATTACGAACAGCTTGCTCAAAAGCAGCTTCACTCCAATTCAAACCATTAGCAGCTAAACGTTGTTTATATTTAGTTAAACCTGCTTGCAACGTTCCTAAAGATTTAAGCATCCCAAACGTAGCTGCCATACGAAGTTTTTCATCAGTCAAAACACGTGCAGTCCAACGAGGAGTTAACAATTTACCAGCAGTCCACACATTACGCATACCGCCATAAACCGAACTACCTACTTTCCTAGTAACTTGATAAGCAGGTTTTCTTGCACCACGAATAGTTTGCCCAGTTATTCTAGCAAATTCAGTACCTAGCAAATCCCAACGAGGCACAACACTAGACGAAGCTAACTGACTAGTACTCAAATTGTAATAAAGAACATTAACACCGTTTTCATTAACCATAGTAATAGAAACAGCGTCTTCGCCAAACTCATCATAAATAGCTTGTAAATCTGCCTCAGTTAATTTACCACGCAAACGCCTATCAGTAGTACTTAAATAATCTTCATCAGCAGTTACAGTCTTAGCTTTTTTCTTTCTTAAAGATTGCACAACACCTGTTTTAGAATTAACTCTATTCAAAAACCCTGCTTGCGCTTCATTTAACCAATCAGTTAACGTGCCTTCTTCAATTTTAACAAGAGTATTATTAGAATCGTACACTCTAACATCAGCTTCTATAAAGATTTTTTCTGCACGTTTACTTAATTTGTTAACAGTATCTTGATAAAGATTGCGCATTACCACAAAATCAGCGCCGCTAGATTGCAACCTAATCCATTGACCAAGCAATTCATCTACTTCAGTAGCAGTAAGAATTTTATTAGTTTGCCCCTTAACAACAAAATTCTGATTAGCAGCATCTGTTAACATGCGCTCATATTGCGTAAACGATTGCCCACCTAAATCATCAAAATGAATTAAACCTTGAGCTACACGTTGTGTAATAAACCGCAAAGGTCTAAACCCAGCAGGTTCAAACGTGCTAGGAATAGTTGTTTTTTGAACAGCAACATCTCTAGATTTATTATTACGTAACTTTTGCAAATTCTGTCTATGAATAAACTCTAAAGGCTGGTTAATTCTTCCAGTCCCAACACGTGAAAGTTGCGTACTACTATTAATTAAATCTTCTGCAAGACCATCTACTAAAATATTTAAACCAAATTGATCTGTAGGAGATAAAACATCTAAAGGGTCAAGTTCTTTAACAACACCAGTAACACCATCTTGTGTATATTTTCTTTGTTGAGAAGCTCTAAGTACACTATCAAAATCATAATTTGCTGCCCAGTTAACAGCCCTAAAAGACTCTCCTTCACCAAACAAACGCTCATATTCTTCTTCTATTTTACGTGTGTTAGTTCTAATATAACTTTCGTTTTTCTGTATTTTACGATTTAACGCTATAAGTTCTTCTTCAGAAGACGTAACAATGTTTTCAATATCAGCTTCTACCTGCTTTAACCTATACTGCACACGTTGACGAGCATTTCTACGAACTCGCTTTTCAGCCTGTTCAGCAGTTTCTTGTACACCATCCCTAATTAATCTATCGTCAACGTTAACACTAAAAGGTTGTTTAGCTACAGCTTCAAACTCTTTAAGCAATTCATCTCTACGAGCTTTTAACGTAACTAGTTTAGATTTAGAACCAACTTTTTCAGCAAGTAACTCTCTTAACTTATCAGCTCTAGTCTGTTGTTTCTTAACAGTTTCAGTTCGCTTAGCTACTTTAGCTTCTAAATTTTCTATATTTTCAAAACCAAGTTTAAAATCTTGTCCTTGAATTTGGTCACTAGCTTTTCTAGCGTGCGCATCTACATCTACTTTGTAAGACAAATCACCTAAATATTTGCGTAACTCAAGTTGAGCAGCACCGAATGAAGGAGATTCAGCAATATTACGCAACACTAACGGAGGAATAGTTTGTAAATTTTTTCTTCCAATAGCTTGGCGCAAAGCGTTTATTCTTTGATTTATTAAAGCTGTATCATTACCAAGAACTTCATCTACTTGTCCAGTAATTCTACGTTTTCTGCTAAACAAATCATCAGGAACTAAATCTACCATTGTGTCCCAAGCATCTTTAAAGAATTTACTTTCTACAAAACCTTGAGCTTGTAACTTAGTAACACTATCTCTAATGCCTAAATTTCTTTCCTTCGTAAGTACTTCATCTCCAAATACTTCACTACCTTTGTATTCTGGTTTAATAAGACCTGTAGTTTCGTCTATTAAATTTTTAGGCACAAAAAAATCAGCTTCTCGTAAAACAGATATTCCAAGTCTTCCTTGGTTAGGACCAACTAACAATATTTTACTAGGAGTAGCTGTTTGCAAAGCATTATCAGAAATACCAAATCTATGAATATTAACTACATCGCCAACTTCATTAACTCTTGCTACTGTTGTAGCGCCTCTAACAACTTTCGTTGTTCCTAAAATGCCTCGTTCAACAGGGTCTAAAAATATTTCTTTAGCAAAATCAGTAGTACCTGATATAAGGTCAAACCACCATTCAGCTTCAATAGAGTTGTATGCGTCTTCATCAAATGGGTCTATGCCAGCAATATTTACAGCTAACGATTGCCCCATACTTCTATCGCCACGGTACACAATGTCTATAGCTTGTTTCCATTCATCAACATCAAATAATTTAAACGGATTTAGTTTGCCTTGCGCTATTAAAATAGTTTGGTGGAATGGGCTTATACCAATGCCACTTCTAGCCATTAAAGTCAAAGCTAATGACAAAGGATTATCTACTACTTGGTTTATTACCATTCCCCATGCTTCACCAGTTTTTTGTATAGGGTCTCTAAGAACTATTCGTAATTCTTCAGGCACAGCACCTATAACTGCGCTACCGAAACCTTTAGGACCAAACAATGTGTATTCAGATGTTTGTTCGTCGTCAATAAAATTTATGCCTATAAAATCTTTTAATATGTCTTCTTGTATATATTCAAATAAGCCTCTGCCGAAAGAAGTTGTACTCCACATTGGCGTACCATTTTTGCCCATGTTTCTTAAAATAAGACCATCGTACAAAATTTCTTTAGCGCCTAAAGCTACTGTGCCAGCAGCGCCTTCAACAAAATTGTATCCCCAATTTAAAAACCGATGCCCTAAAACAGGTCCAGTTAAAGCACCTTCAGGGCTAGAAGAATGTTGATATAGTTCTTTGCCAGTTTCTACGCCTATGTCAATCCAAGGTTGAAAAACAACTTCAGTAAGATCAAATGGAGCTTTGACTATATCTAGCCCAACATCTGCAACTGCGTCAAGCGCATCTCTCCAATCTACCATTTATGTATCTGTCCGATTGTCTTTATTCCTGCTAACAACAATATTCATTTCTCTAACAAGTTTCCGTAACTGAAACGGAGCATCCCTTTTAGAAGCACGTTCTTCTAACGCAGGTAACACAGCCTGTATCTGAAACAACCGCTCTTTACTAATTTTATTACTCTGCGGAATAGGAGCAGCAGGAGTCATAATATCTTCTTGCGGTTTCATACTCGGACCTTTAAAATTCATTTGCCCAGCACGCAACGTAGACGCAGGCACATCTTCCATTTTAGGCAACGCAATTTGATCTTGCGATTTTTTTTGCATACCTGCCTGCCCATAAGGTTGCCCAGTAGTAGCTTTACTTGACTGTTCGTTTTTTCTTTTCCTAGGCATTACATAGCTCCAAGAAGTTCACGCAAACCAGCCGAACCACCCTCTGCTGGAGGAGGAGCAACCATGCCCTCAGCTCCAGCATCAGGTTGAGCTATTCCAGCTTGTGCTTCAGGGGATGTAGGCGACACCATAGTAGCTTGCCTTTCTTGCGCTTCACGTTGTACTTTTTCAACAGCGCCAGCAAGTTCTTCTTTATTAGTTTTAACAAGATCAATAATACGAGCAATGTCACTAGGAGGTATAGCCCCTGACGCTGCTTGTTGTTGTAAACCAGACAACAAACTTTGCTCTAACATTTCAGCAGTAACAGCATCACGTTCAGCTTCAACATCCTCAACAAGAGGGTCTATTTTCATAAACGACTCTTTAGACATTGTTCCCATTTGAACCCTTTGACCACCAGCAATAACAAGATTGTTAATGTCAGCCCCAGCTTGGCTATAAGATACAACGTTGTCATCCGTTGTGAAGTGTTTGTTTGGGACATAATCTACCTTACCTTTAACTTTACCCATAGAAATATAAAACGATTTAGACTTGTTGCCAGCGTATTCTTTAGCCATAGCAATAGCTATTTTGTTTTCAGCTTCTAACGAACGAGCTAATATTTTTTGTGACTCTTGCACAGCAAAATCAACAACCGCAGATAACACAGCGTCACCACGGCGACCAGTACGAATATTACTTGTAGACTCGCCACCAAACTCGGCAGGCACACCAGCAGTTAAACGTTGCGCTCTTTCTAAACGATCAATAGCAGGATTAGTCATAAACCCTACATTTAATTGCATGTCTCTTAAATCACCACCACGGATAACACCAACTTCACCAGTTAAACCATTTGCAGGATTAATAATGCTAGGTTGTTCACCAGCACGACCTACTAACCATGTATCAGGAAAAATACCTTTTTGTACAGCTATGACTTCTAACGCCATTAACTTAGCTTGTTGCTGATACATTCCTAGTATGCCGTCAAACTGACCGTTAGGTTCATCTAACGAAATACGTTCTGCCATAACAACAGGACAAATATTTGTAGGGTTTTGTACACGCTCTAACTCAGCTATAACAGGTTCAGCGTCACCAGAGCCAATAGTATGCGCAGGATTACGCAACGCTACAAGCACATACTCTTCATGGTCAACATACTCAATAAGCTCAACAGCTTTATGCGTATCATACGGAGCGTCAGCAACGCCAGCAAACCGCAACGCAGCATCAGGATAATGTCTACGTATCCAACCAAACGAACGCTCATACCCAAACACACAATCTGAAGGACTCATACCATCAGAGCCACGCAAATTAGACGGATACGCAGTTAACGGGTCACGCACATGCCATGTAGGGCAACCCTTCTCCATATCAAACCGAACCTGCACAATCGTATTGTTGTAACCAATTAAATGCCTTGCACGTTTAGCAAGCTGCATATCTATACGAGAATTTTGCCACCAACCAAACAATGCTTTACGACGAATCGCAGAAAACTTTTGCGCTTGCTTAGACGTTTCATCTTCAGGCGGACATATAATATCGGGAGTAACAGACGCTATACGCATAGCAGTCTGATCTAAACCTTGCGCTAACAAATTAGCAACAGAAGAAGCTTCAGTAGAATCTATTTCAGGCAACGGAACAATAACATCACCATTGTAATGGTCACGTATTAAACGCATTTTTTCTTTTACACCAGCATGATTAGATGAACGGGTGTAGTACAGGTCTACAATTTCTTCTGCTGTTTTCAATGTATTAACTTTCTGTTACCCACGAAGGTCGCCACAACCTATGAGGCTCTGCACGTGGCACGTATAATTTTTCAAGATTATGTTCTACGAACCATTGTGCCATCACACAGTCATCAGTTCTAGTACCTGTGCCTTCTGGGTTCCATTTTGTTACCTCATTAACTAATTTTAAAGAATGCGGTCTAGCGTTAGTACGTTGCTTACCAGCAAGCCTAATGCGACCCAAGCGATACAACGGTGCAAGCATTTGCACACCATACTTAGGGTCACCTTTGTTACGAGAATGGGTGTAATGCGGAATAAGTTCTACACCACGCAACGCAGACCACCGTCGGAAATGATCGTACTGCAAAATAAATTTTTGAGCAGCGTTAGCTTCAACTATCCAATGCGTAATAGGGTGACCAATATCGTTACTTATTTGCCACCACTCTTCAGCTATGCCAGTGAAGCGTTGCGTGTCATGGTTCCAGTCAAGGAACGATGGTGCATCCATTTTGCGACGATACGATTCTAATAAGTACCTGTATTCACTATCAGGACAGTAAGCCCAACATTGCAACGCCCAAAAATTAGACGGTGACGGGTCAGCAGACGCTACAACCATAACATCGCCAGCTAAATACTTTGGCACTTCCCATAAATCACGGTCTTCATCCCAACACCCAATGTACTGCACACCATTATCACCAACACCGCCACTAATCCATAAAGGGTCTACAAGCACAGATGCAGGGTCAGTGTCTTCTTGTTGGTACAATATTTCGTATCGGTCAGGTGTTTGCGCTTTAATATGTCGTATGCGTCGCCACGGCAACCTACGAGGATACAACAAACAACCTTCAGGATACGCAACGTCACTAGGTTTATGCAAATGGTTGCACCTGTCATCGTAATGCGCTTTAAATTTAAGATGCGTGTATTTACGTTCACCTTCCGTATCTACTTTATTTTCATCAACTTCTTCAAGATCGTCTTCATCATCTATTGGAGCAAACTTATCTAACGCATATCTGTAAATGTCGTCAGGAGCCATACGTTGCCCTTGCAATATAAGTAACCCAGCAGGCTCTAACCGTGTTTCAGCTACTTCATCCCACCAACGGTACATATCAGAACGAGACTCAGAGTTACGCATTTTTCTTGGGTCCCAAACGTCATCCCAAATAATAAGATCAAAACGACCACCTAGAAAACCAGAGTCCATACCAAACGCAGACCACGACGGTTCTTTTTGCGATAACGGCACATCGCCTTGTTGCACTACAGTAAATGCTTCAGCACGCCAAATTTCTTTAGCGTCAGGTTTAAACTGCCCAAAGTCTTGTTGCAATGTGCGTTCAGCGTCAACCGCTAACCCTAGTTTAATGTCGTTTAGTTCAGCACGAGCAACATGCTCTCGTTCAAACTCCGCACGCAAACGCCGTGTATACCATTCAGCGAGACGTTGCGTGGAGGAACCGAGCATCCCTCTAATAGCTCTGTTACGAACCGTTGCCCATGCTGGTAGAACCTTAGCAAAAAATGTAGATTTTCCACTTCCAGGTGGTGCATTAATAACACAATATTCTTCTAATGGTGTTTCAAATAGTTCAAATATCTTTTCTGTGGCTTCTATTTGCCACGGCTGCAAAACAATACCAAAATAACGCAACGCAAATTTTTCAATGCTATCCCAACACTCTTGCACTTCTTCAGGTAGCTCTTCATATGTAGGTATAGTAGATACACCCACACGTTCAGTTTGCTCCTTAGCGACAACATAGTTGCGTGTAGACACACGCCCAGACTCATTGTCTCTAGCTGAATGATAATTAACACCAGCTTCTTTAGCAGCCTGATAAATACTCATACTGCGACGCAGCAACAAGTACTTAGCCCACTTTTCTACAGGTGTAGCTTTACCAGACCCCATCTACTCTTAGCCATTTTACCTTTTTTATTTTTTTCTTTTGTTCTTCATCTTCTTACGACCAGCAGCCTTAGCCTTTTTAGACGGTCTGCCAACCTTACTACCGTATGTACCCTTACCGTATGGCATAATACTCTCCTTACTGACAACTCTCACAAATGTCAGGATTTTCTAAGCCACACTCTAGCACCTCATCCTCAACATCATCAACTATTTTATCAAAATCTTCACAAAACACAAAAAACTCCCAACACCATGTTGTAACTAAATACCGGAAAGGGTATCCTAACCCATACCCAAAAACAAAAAGGGGATTGTGGACCCTTGACCAACCACAACAACGCCTGTAAGCAGCGCCCGACTAACCCTCGGTGAGTCACCCGTCAGAAGGGTAACCGCCCCCTGTGACAACGCAAAGAGGAAATGAGCGCACAGGGGCGTAACGCACAGGACAAAGCGATTACAAGGTCAAAGCAACCTCAATGCTTGGGAGGTTCCCAAGGGAAACCACGCCCAAAACAAAACAACCAAACACCAACAAACAAAACACCCAAACACACAAACAACTGAACCAACATAACCAGAAAAGCGTTAACCTAACAGGGCTGTGGGGGGAGGCTCGGCAATCTGGTCACCTTGACCATTATAAGCAGTCAGTATGACCAGTATAGGGGGGTGAGCTAAAATAGTGTGACGGTGGTCACATGTGACGTTTGTCACAGGGTAGGGGGTGGGGTGTGACGTTTGTCACTGTGACGGTGGTCACGTGTGACGTGGGTCACATTGGTGCTGGACTGTTTGGGTGTGACGTTGGTCACGTGTGACGGTGGTCACGTGTGGGGTTGTGGTGTGACGGATGTCTATGACATTGGTCACATTTCCACCAGACGCCCGTAGATGCGTTCTACGGGCTTTTATTGAAAAATGGTCCTACCCCCCTTCGGGGTTGCGTTTCGGCGATTCTGGGGGATGACATATGTCACACCTATTTTGGTGTGACGTTCGTCACTTTTGGTTGTGGTTTGCTGTTTTTGCTGATAGGAAAAGCGACTCTTTTGGTGTGACACATGACACACTATTTATCGTCTGAAAATGTCTCATTTCTCTACCGTTCCTATATCGTTGTTATTACTGAAGTTGATCAGAAACCGGTTCAGCTCTAGCCCTTAGGAAGGGGTCAGGAATAAGAAGGATAGGTGAGACATCACCAACACAAGAGTTCTTCAATAGGGTTGAAAGTCCTCAAAATATGCGAGTGTTTCTGGCTCATGAAAAGGTCGGATTAACGGCAGGCTCCACCGTGATGACGGATAGAAGACCGGCAATAATCGCTTGACCGCCACCTAGCGGTATACCACCGATGGACCCCGTACGGGGCTAAGGGTAAATCAGCAATCTTTCTTTCCTTCTCTTGGGAATTAACCCAACTGACGAGCACCCGTAAGGGATGCAGAAAGAAGGCAAAAATGGAAGAGTACGAACGCAAGTTGCGCAGGGCAAAACGTGACCGTGAATTAAATCAATTACGGTTAGAGCGTCTCCGTAATCGTCAAGCGCATAAAGCGCTACGGTGGGAACGTGACCAACGCTTTAACGGTGTAACTCAGTTAGGTACTGGCGAGTTCAAGAATATGAACGGTCCAAATTGGGCAGGACCATATCAAGGATAGATGGTTATTATCTCGGAGCACATCGGGAGATGTGTTCTAGGATGCTAACTGCATCAATATAGAAAGAAGGAAATATGGAAGAAGATTTTAAAATAGATTGTACACCCAATTTTTTAAACACGGGTTGTTTCTTGGGTAGCAGGTTGCTTGAGGCAAGACCTGAAGGCATGCCGGTTGCATCATGGAGGGCAACACTTGTGAGTTTCGGTGAGCACTTCCGGTACCTATCAGCTATAGCCAAGGACACACCTGAAGGTGAACTAAGCGACTATAAGAAACTATTGATTCATCTAGATACATATTGGATTGATAGCGACATATCTGCTTGACTTGCATACAGCACATTAATTTATTAGTGTGTTGTTTGATAGTTAATCAGACTATCAGAAAGAAGGAAGATATGGAAAGAATAACTACACAAGATTTAGAACGTGAAGTGGAGGTGTTAAACGGCTACTTCGGTATTCGGGATAACAACGCTCCAGAGCGCTTTGATATTTACTCTGCCGATGGTACTCACCAACTAGTTAAGAACAACGGGAGCCGTGACATCTCTAAACGTGGAACTAAGCGTGAAATATACGAACAGCTTTACGCAATCAACAAAGTTATCTATGAGTTCAAAGAAGACTTTGAAATAGACGTAGAGGCTTAACAACAACAGAAAGAAGGAAGATATGGAAATGCAAATAGATACTCTAAACATAGCGTGCTTCTTAGCACGTGGAATTATGGAGTCCAATAGTGAGTCTGTCTGGGTTGATGCCGGATGGAAAGACACAATCATATCATTTGCACAACATGTAAGAGCATTACACGTTGAAGACAGATATGATGAACTGGAAGCATTTATAGATTCATTAGCTTGATATCTCGGAGCACATGCGACAGTGTGTGTTCTAGGATGCTAAGCGCATCAGAAAGAAGGAAGATATGGAATTAGAAAACATGAAAAGCCCTAACGGGAAGAACGTACCTAATCAGTTTGAAGTAACAACTGAACGTGGTAAATGGTACCGTTCATACGAATCTAACATTGTCTTAGTAGATAATGATGGGCAAGTATGGTTAGATAAGCAATACTGGGATTACTCACCTACTACGAGTAAGTATCGCAATATGTTCTTAGGTAATGTAGATGGGCGATATGTAGACACTAAGATTTGTAAGCAATTAATAAAAGAACGTGTTTACAAATTAACTGATCTCAATTAGAGAAAAACAAAAAAGAAAGAAGGAAGACATGATTAATTGGTATAACAAAGAAGTAGACCTTGACCGTTGGCGTAGAGGTGATCGGTATTATCACTGGTGTGACGCATTCAATGACAGCGAAGACCCTTGTGAAGAATTTGGGAACATGCACTGGGACTTATGTAGCAAGTGCATTAAGCTTCCTGACTTGTATGATCGGTTAGACTTTGAGCATCACGAACAATACAAGAACACTAAAGGTAGCCATATTGATGGACCCTGTGATAGACCGGAATACTATTGGAAGTATGATAGCTACACTGGTGACGCTGAACCAAGCGGAGAGTATCTGTGCGACGTGTGTAGGATCGTCTTGAACTACTAGCTTACCAACTCGGAGCACATGTGCAAGCATGTGTTCTAGGGTGTTAAGTAATGACATCAGAAAGAAGGAAGATATGGAAATGCAACCACTACTAAATGAGTTAGCAAAACTGCTAGTTCCTCTAGTAATAGCGAATCTCCCAGAAGAGTTAGACTTCTTCAAGGGTGAAGATATGCAAGAGCTAGATGATGAGACAGTTAAGCAAGCTCTAAAAGATTGCCTTCAAGAAGGCTGGGTTGATACCGAAATAGAAGAGCGGATTCAATCTGTCATTAGTGATGGTAGCTGGGACTTTGATATAAGTTTCTCGGCATAGCTTATCAGCTCGGAGCACATCTGTAAGGGTGTGTTCTAGGGTGCTAAGCGCATCAGAAAGAAGGAACATATGGAAGAAATTGATTGGGCAATAGAAAGACTCAAAGCTGTGTTCTTTCCAGATGACCCTGATAATCTGCTTATTTACAATGAAGACGCAGAAGAGATACCATTTCAATTGAAGGTTTGACTAAGAGTCGGCGGTTGTGCAGTATCGTAGAGCCGTGGCAACAGAAGAGACTACGATAGTTTAGCTAGCTTATCAGCTCTGAGCACATCTGTAAGGGTGTGTTCTAGGGTGCTAAGCATAAGCATCATTAAAAGAAAGGAAAGATATGAAAGTGAACCGGAATAGTTCAATTAAAAAGATATGCGAAACCTATGATTGTACAACTGCAAATATAGATATTATTATTCGCGAAGACAATGACAAGGACTACCCGTATGGTGTCGTATTAAAGTATATGCTTGAAGAAATCCAAGACGTACAGAAAAGTCTAAACGGTGACGACTTTGCTTGTATGACGGTAGATGATAGTTTGTCTGCTGTAGTAGAGCGATGGATGTTTGAGATGGCTTTTGGTCATTCGGGATATAGTTTTGTATATAAAGTGTTTGAAAGTAACTAACCTATGGGGCTAGCTAATTGCTAGCCTTATGGGGTGGGGACTGCCAAAGATTACAGTAGAGAAAATTTCTCTTATAGAAGCTGTTGATGCCACCTATTAAATAAAACGCAGTCATTAAAAGAAAGGAAAGATAATGCCTAAAGGTAGACGAATAGAAACGTACACGACGACGATGGGTTCCCTATGGACTTGTGATGAAGAAGTCGCACATGTGGGATCACAAACTATTGATGTCTGTAGAAATCATAGTATAAAAACTGTTGAAAGGTATTTGACTAACAATAACGGAAACGGATGGTTGCATCCTAACCCTAAAGATAACAACAAATATATATGCTATGATGCTACGGACTGTGACCATCCCCCATACGATTGGGATGACTACAAATGCGAAGCGTGCGGAGCAACGTTATGGGACTAGCTTATCAGCTCGGAGCACATCTTCGGATGTGTTCTAGGGTGTTAAGTAAACATCATTAAAAGAAAGGAAAGATTATGCCATTTAATTGGTCAGTAGAAAATGTCTCTGACTACTCGGAAATATCCTGTGCAACAGCTTACAAAGGCAACACAGAATATCCGGTATTCAAAGTCAAAGATTCGTCTGGCTTTGTTATTGAAGAGGTCCAACTGTCATCACTAGGTGATGCACAATGGGGTCCACTTCCAGACAAAGACAACGAGCAAGAGTTAGGGCTGTACCTGTCCCGTATTAATACGTGGATAGCGCACAACGTCACTCAAAGTATTGTATGGATGACGATGACAGTCGGGCTTAACGTTATTAAAGAGAGCAACATTAACGAATGGATGCGCAGAATTGAAATGTTTAAAGATTCTGGGTATGGCGGATATGTTATGTTCCATGACTTGCAATTCAATGAGGATGAACTCAAGTTTGAGGACCAAATTCAACGGGAAGTTACCCGTGAAGATTTGGAGCGCCGTATTGGTCTATCAACTAATGCAACCTCGTATAATAAGCGTGAGTTTAATGCTTTGATGGAAAAGAAAAGAGCAGAGTTAGCTAGTTAATAACTCGGAGCGCATCGTGAGGTGTGCTCTAGGGTATCAATTAGGTATCAAAAAGAAAGGAAAGATTATGCTTAACCCGTACAATGTTCAACCTAATGAAGATGGCGAATACATTTATTGTGATTTCTGTGATCTTCCGGTTGATTCATTAGATGGTGTCACTGACGGTTTCGTTGTCGGATGCGGTAGTGTTCGTGGTAACGGATGTGGTGACAAATTATAAATAAAAAGAAAGGAAAGATATATGAAAGAATCATACACGATTGCTTTCGTTGTCACGTTTGAATCTAAAGTAGAAGTAGAGGTTCAAGCCGATGACGAAACCGAAGCTATTGAACTTGCTGGTGGGTTTGTAGACGTTGCCGAAGCACATTCAACGGCACATCATATTCAAACTGATTACTGGTCTACTGTTTACGCCCCGTGGGACTAGCAACCTCTGACGATTCAGGGAATCTCCCAGAGCTGAAGAGTGTAGCTCCCTGTTCACCACACTTACCTCCCTTAGGTGGTGGACAGTGGGAAACACTCAACATGTTTCAGAAAGGAAAGATAAATTATGGCAAACACATTAGACAAATTTGTTTTCTCAAACGTAGGTCGTAAGAGAAAATATAATTGGAACTTGTGGCTAGATGGTCGCATCTGGGAACTTAAAAGACCCGATGACTTCCAATGCTCAGCTAAAGTCATGCGTACTGGAGCCTCTCAAGCAGGCAACAAACGTAACCTTAAGGTGCGCACTACGATTGTAGACGATGACACTCTTGTTATTCAGTCCTACAAAGATGACCCAAACCAGCGGTTATCATCGTATTAAAATAATAAATAAAGAAAGGAAAGATATGTTAGAACTAAAAGAATACGAAGAGTTTACCCATGATGTATTCGTTACTGCTTGCGAAGGCGGTATCAACTATTGGGCAGACGTAAGTAATTACTATCACAAAGACTCTCCGCACGTAGACTTTCACGGTTGGAGTGCTGTACTAACAGTTGATGATGAAGATGGGAACAACAGCTTTTCTATATACACGTTGAATCAACAGACCATAGAGGCAGGAATCCATAGACTGATTCACCACTTCAAAACAAGCCAACCAGAATCTTATTCTGACCCGTTTTTACAATCGGATGTAGACCGAATAGGGTTTGCATTGTATAAGGCTGACCGAGCGAATAACTACGAAGCAGTAAGGAATGTACAAGACGCAGAGTGGGCTGACATTATTGTTCAGTACGGGTTGTTTGGTGAGCTAGTTTACAACTAGAATCATTAGACCTCCTGCGTGGGTTTCCTTCCTTCTTTTCCTGCGCAGGGGGTTCTTTAGTGTATAGTAAAAGAATGGATGACTGGAGAGAGAGAGCTGGCTGTCGTGGCATGACTACGATATTCTATTCGGACCAGCATCGTAAGTGCCGGTCTGTTTGTGATGGATGCCCTGTTATTGAACAGTGTATTGCTACGTCTGCTGACGATGAGCCAGACCCTTTCCAACTCTGGGGTTTCAGACATGGAATGACTGCATCTGAGCGTTACAGGTGGAGGATGATGAAGTCCCGATTTGACAGCGTGTGATACCCTGTCATAAAGGTTATACACCAAGAAGGTAACAAAGAAAGGAAGGAATATGGACTTTGATTTCTCGCAAGAGAAAACGAAGAAGCGTAAGTCTAAAGGCTTAAGCAAGTTCTTCGTGAAGTGTCTTGATTGCAGAGCTTTTATTGGTGATGCAATCTCTGACAGATATCCGACCTGTCCGTTCTGTAATGGAGCGAACTGGTCAAACGATGTGTAACATGATTTGACATTTGTTACAGGTCGTGTACTATTTAATATAACAAAAGAAAGGAAAGATTGTGGCAACACAAAAATACAAACCACAAAAAATAAAAGTGCTTGTAAAAGCAAAGCTCACCGAAGACGAATACGGTGCGCTTGGTACTGCAATACGCATGTTTGCAGAGCAAGCACACGAACAAGATCAGGACACTACTCAAATTGAGCGTGTGTACCAACTCTTAATGGGTCGTGCACTAACTGGTCACAAATAAAGAAAGGAAAGATATGAAAATAAAACTGTTAGGGTTTACACCCGAACAAGAAGAAGCCTTTGATGAGGCTTTGCAAAGAGAAACAGATGCTCTTCACGCTCAACGTGAGGAAGAGCTTTACTATAAGGAAGGATTAGAATGCCAGCATACAACGTGATGCACATATACGAACACGGTGCGGTTATTACTACCGTAGACGCACCCGATGAAGAAACAGCAAAGAACGTAGCCGTAGAGCTAGGTGACTTGGTTGATATAGAAACGGAAAAACTCTAACATGGCAGATGAAATAAAGGTGTTCGGCTAATGGATGTAACAGAAGCAATAGATCAGTATTCACTATGTACTTACGGTCATACAGACTGGGGCTGGATTTACAATGTGGATAAGGAAGAGTTGGAAAGCCGTGACCACATTAGAGAAAGCTATGTAGTGTTCTTCACAGAACCGGAGGAAGATGATGAGTAAGAAGGTTAATGTACTAGAAATAATAATGACCGGCGATTCTATCAATGATAAACAACTCGGCAACGAGATCAGTAGTTTAATTCAGCACATAGATGAACAAGGTTATTTGTTACAACACAGAGAAGGTTTAGCGGAAGCAATAGACGCTAACCCATTGGAAGATTTAGAATCGTGACACGACTGAGCAGTATAAAGCCTGACAGGAAAGCTGGCACGATGTGGTACTACCCACTGTGCGATAAGTTCGCCCAAGTTGATCGTGGGATAAGAGGTAGTTAAATGCAGACTGAAACAAGTATGCCAAGTCAAATGCCACAAAATAAAAAACACAAAGAAAGGAATGTTATATGGTAGATGAAATAAAACCATTTGAGACAGACGAACCTCACCTCAAAGGAATCTACAACGTTGTCAATGCGATCATTGCATCGCAACAA